GTGCGTCCAGTTGTGACTGTGTTACCCCCTCCTTGCTCAAAAGCGGCATTTTCTCAGCCAGAATATCTTGCAGGTAGTTAAGCACGGTCTGCGGCATTTGCTTGATTTTCTCGCCGAGCGTCTGGTTGCTCTCCAGCACAGCAAACTTGCTGTATTCGTAGGACTCGCCGCTGGCAGAGGAAGAAAGTGCAGCAATGCGGTATGTACGCGCTTCGGTGTATGTCTCACCGTCTGCCTTAATGTCGGTTTTCTTGGTTGTTACGTTTACATACCTGATATTGGCCGACGGTATGGGTTTCGCCGCCAGCGTGAGGACTTCGCCGTTGATAAACGCCAGCCCCGTGTTCGTGCCGTCGGGTTGGCGTAGAATGTACTTGCTGCCGCCGATATATCCTAACAGCTGCAATATCATTACCTGCTGCTGTATAAAGTCCAGCGTCTGCGTGGAAAGTGGATATTTGCCCTGTCCACCCGATGCGGTGGTGGTGCTTGTATAATTTGCTTTTTGCATAGTTGTTACATTTAACTGATAGGCATATAAATTGCCCTTTTTGATATGAGCTTGTATTTATCGACCAAAGCCGCTATTTCGGTGAGGCTCGTGTCGTAGAGGTCTGAGGGTACAGCCACAAGAAAGCTGTTTTGCTGTGCTGTCAGTTTTTCCTCGTTGGTAAGCACTGGAATGGCTGTGTGGTCGTCCTGATACTCGCCCTTGTCATTGTATCGGTTTTCTGGTGCTGCCAGCGCAATGCGCGTGCCTGCCTCCGTAATGGCATACAGCCATTCCCCGTCGCGCTCTATTGTTCGTATGTCGAACTTTACCCCCGTGGGGCTTTTGAAAGCGTCATTGAGCACGGCACGCAAATAACACACTTGCCCGTTGTGGGTCAGTCTGTAGGTATGTGCGGCGCGTGCTTCCGCAAACTGGTCGTAAACCGCTTGCAGACCGACAAGAGCAGCGCGAAGCAGTCCGAAGATGAGAGGCTGGCGGTAGAACGTGGGCAGAAGCTGCAACACAAACCGCTTTAAGTCGATTTCAAACATTATTCTACTGCTTTATATTCCTCATATATGACATTGGCCGTGCCGCCGACTATCTCATAATAACCGCTATACGGTCGGTTATAGCCTACGACGGTGGTATAGTTGCTTGCATTGCGCGCCTTGGCCTGTACACCTCCGCTTGCACTGTTGATGTCCACCACCACGACCGCAGGTATCGCCTTAATGGCTTCCAGCAGGTCGGTATTTCGATAAATGCCGTTAAATGGCAAATTGGTGATTACAGACCGCACCGCCTCGTCCACTGGTTTTGAGCCGTCTGGCAGTTCGCCGCGCTCGTTCATCAGCGTTGGGTCGTAGTAAACTTTCAAGTTAATGCGGATAAGGTCGGCCTCCTCATTGCGAAGCTGCACGCTTACCCCTGCGTCCTTTATCTCGTTTACATAGTGCTTCAGGGCTGCAAACTGGCTTTTGTTAAGCAGGCACGGCTTGCCGTCGTCTGTCCGTCCTGCCACCTTGATGTAAACGGTCGTTTCGTCTTCTGTGGCCACTGCATACTTCACGACCTGAGCCGTGTCGATGTCTGTTTCGCTCATGCTGCTGGTGTCGTAGCGGTCGGTGTTCTCCAGAAGTCTGTACCCGTACATGAAAGCCTTTACTTTGTTCACATACCAGCGTAGCGTATGAGGTTCGAGCTGTTCGATGCGGCTGTCCACCTCTGCGGCGTGCTTGTCGAAAAGTACCTCGACCGCCCATACCGCGCAGGCGAAGACATAGAAAAGCACGTTTTCAATGCTTACACTGCTGAACTGCTGGTCGAATGTCTTGCGCGTGTCCAGACCGTAGGCCGTAACGACGGCGCGTTCCTTTGCGAACGCTGCCGTCATTCCATTTTTGATGTCCGAAATACTTCGAGCCATAAGCGCAGCCTTTTAGAGTTCACGGGCGATAAGCTCGTCGATCATAGTCTTTACAGTGCGGCGGTTCTCCTCAAAGGCTTTGAGTTCTTCCGCGTGCTGGTCGGTGTCGGTGCCGTTGGCGAGGATGGCAATCTGGCTGTCGATATCATATTCCGTACCGATTAGCCCCGCCACGAACTTGGCGCGGCGGTTGTCGTCGTTTACGCCTTTTGCCTCTACCATGGTGCCACCGTCAGGATGGCTGCCCGTATAGGAGAAGCCCTGCACGCTCTCGCCCGTTTCCTCGTTCTTCACTTCTGCCTTCTCCTCATTGAGGTAAAGCAGGTAATGCTCATTGTCGAACTTTACGAAATTCTTTCTTTCAATGTAACTAACTGTGTGCATAACTCTGTTTATTGGTCGGGGTCGACGATGCTGTAAAAGCATCTCTTACCGTCGCTCCCGATGGGTTGCTTGATAATCTTTGCAGCCACTGGTTCGGTAAGTTCCACACCGTCAAACTGACGCATAAGGGCTTTTGACCCTGTAAAGGTGATATGTTTCACCCACCCCATTACGGGGTTGCCGTCGTCGTCCACAATCTTACCAGAATTGTCTTCCAGCTGTTCGTAAATCTCGTACTGAATGGTTAGCATTTCACCGTCATACTTCGACTTGGAAACGTCGTAGCCAGTCAGATGGATTTCACGGTTGAGAATTGTGTCGATGTGGTACTTGCCGCCTGTGAGCTTTCCCTGTTTTGGTTTGATGTCGCTGAATTTTTTCATACCTAAAGTTTTTATTAAATGTTTACTGTCACAATGTACCATAAAGCCGAGCCGCGAGGCGACTTTTAGGCGTATCTGGTCATTGGCCATGCCGCGCTTCCTCAACCGCGCCACTTCCCTGCATAACGCTTTTTTGTTGCGCTTGCGGGCGAGGCAGTGGTCATGGTAGGTGACATAGCCGATGAAGTCGATGCCACGGCTTTCCACGGGAAAGATTTGGTAGTTTCCTTTCAGCGTCAGTTGTCTGTCATTGTTCAAATAGTCATTAAAATAGACTAAAACACTGCTTAAAAACTGTTTGCTGTCCGAAAGAACCACGATGTCGTCAGCGTAGCGGTAATAATACCGCACGCCCACGAACTCCTTCACGAGGTGGTCGAGTTCCGACAAATAAAGGTTTGCGAAATATTGGGAAATGTAATTGCCGATGGGTACGCCGTCCGCACTTTCGATGATGTCGTCCAGCAGCCACAGCACTGATGGGTCTTTGATTTTCTTTCGTACAACCATTTTCAGTGTGTCGTGGTTTATGGACGGATAGAATTTGCGCACGTCTATTTTTAGGCAGTAGCGCGTCCCGTCGGGGTCTTTGCGTAGGTCTGCACGCAGTCTGTGCAGAAGCGAGTGGATGCCGCGCCCTCTTATGCAGGCGTATGTGTCATTGGTGAAGGTCGGAGTCCATAATGGCTCTAATATCTGCAATATAGCCCACTGCACCACACGGTCGCGGTACGGTAGCTTGTAGATTTCGCGCTTTTTAGGCTCGTACTTTATAAAAATCTCATACGCCGAGGTCGTGTAGGTTCGGCTTTTTAGCTCCGTCTGCAATACTTGCAGGTTCTGAGCCAGATTTTTCTCGAACTCTACCACCTCATCACGCTGCCTTTTGCCCTGCCCTGCATTGTGGGCTGCCAGCAAAAGGTTGGGCATTGAGCAAATTTGCTCAAACAAATAGCCTTTTCTTTTCATTACGGGTCATTGTTTCTTTGGGTCTTCGGGTCTGTCGGGTCTGTCTGCTTTGCATAGTCGGGAATGGTCGAAACGGCGAAAGCCGCCCTACTGATACCCTTTTTGTCTTGCTATCTTTTGCCAAGAGGCAAGGTTCATTTCTCTTTTGTCGCCATTTCTGGTTTATATCTTGCAAAGTATAGGGGCGACGAGTAGTTCGCATTCGCATTCGTAGCCGAGTTGTTCGAATTCGTGTAGAACGCACCTGCGTTCGTGCCATTGTTCGCGTTACCACCAGCCGCGCGGACACGAAGACCACTGCGAGAAAAATGCAACCTGTCGTTATATCTTACGACGGTGCAAAATTAACCATTTTTCAGCGAGAAAACGCCTGTTTCCCAATATATTTCGACCGCCTTACGGCGGTAGTTTTAGGCTACGCGCCGTAACATTCTTTACTTTCGGTATTCAAAATTTCAAAGAGCGACTTTCATATTCTCGTTTTCGGGGCTTCGCCCGTGTCCGTTCTCGTTTTACGCTGCCTGCTCAATGATTGGGTCTTCCTCAAAATAGCAGAGGGGCGACGAGTAGTGCGCAAACGCACGCGTAGCCGAGTAGTACGAATTCGTGCAGAACGCACCCGCGATCGTGCCATTGCCCGCGTTACCACCAGCCGCGCGGACACGAAGACCTTTAGAGGTCTTGGCGTTGGTGTAGAAATAGTCGGGGTAATTGTTAGTAGGACTGCCGCCCACCTCAGTAGGCATACAGCAAAGCCCCTGATAACTTATGCGCTTGATGTAGCCCTCTGTCTGCGGACATTCCGCCACCTTGATTTTGTCGTTTACGGTCGATGGGTCGAAAGCTGCAAACATTGAACGCGAAACGTACACTTCGCTCTTTTCTTCCCCTGCGTCCATTATCAGCCCGCGCGTCCACCGAAGCAAGTGGCCATAGCCCGCAAACATAAGACCGAAGAAGCAAGGCACCTTGAAAGCCTTGTATGTGCCGCCGCTTGCGTCGGGCAGATTGTAGTCCACCAGACAAACGCCGTCGCCTGCCTCCAGCCCCACGCTGGTAGGAATTACGGGGAAATATCCGTTATAGTTACCCCAGTCTGGCATGTCCGTCACACCTGTACCAAAGCCGCCCTGATAAAGGCCGTTTGCGTCTTTCTCTGCATTAAACGCTGCCTGACTGTCCTGCGTTCCCATGATTACCTCAATGAGGAACTGCACCACGAACTGAGCCACAAACCAGTTTGCCTCCCAGCCCTCGCCGCGTTTACGGGCGTATGTGCCGAAGTTCGTTGTGCTGATGTTCGTTGCTGCCATGCCTAACATGGTGAGCTGTGCAGCGTCCTCCGCAGGTGCTTTGGTGTAGCTGGCTGCTTTCAGTGCCAAGCCACTGCCGCCACGGAAACGCTCAGCGTTGCTAATCACGCTGCAAAGCATTTGGTTTGTTCTGTCCATAACGCCCGCACCAACCCAGCTTGTGCCGCCTGCGGGTATGCGGATGCTTACACCATTGCCAACGGGTCTATTGAATGTGATGCACTTCACCAGCGCACCGCCCTCATAGAATATATTGGCGATGAAGCCGTTCCAGCACCACATGCACTGACCCTGCGAACCGTCGAGGGCGGCGGGGCTGCCGTCGTCATACTTTGTGGTGTCCGTCGGGTCGAGCTTGCGCTTCTTGCGGTCGTCTGTCACGAGGTAGCGGCCAAGCCCCAACTTTGCGGGCAGGTCACGCAATGCCTGAAGGCTGCCGTAGTGGCCTGCCGCCGTAGGTGTGGCGTTTGACGTGTTCCAATAGCGGCCAGCTACGGGGTTGCCTGCCTGTTCCACAGCTTCGGCCAGCTCCATGCTGTGCGTTTCGCCTGTCTCGTCCATTACTTCGATGCGCATGTCCTTTAGCGCGCCCTTTGCAGCGTCCAGTTCATTGATACGCTTGCCGTTCTGAAAGGCTGCCAGCATAGCTACCACGCCTTTTTCCTGTTCTGCTGTTAATGCCATAAATTCGTATATATGTTATGTTAAACGTATGTTGCCGTCCTTGTCAAGTCTTATGCCGCCGCTGGTCAGTCTGATGCGGGGCGGCACGACTTCAACCCTGATGGTCTTGTAGTATTTTGTCCCCTGTGTAGGGATAACATGCACGCGGGTGATGCCCGTCTCACGCGCCTGTATCTCTCCGTCTGGCTCAATTTCTACGCTCTGCCCGTCTGTCTGATATATGACGTTCTGAGCGCAGCCGTCGGGTTTTACTTTTGGCTTGATATACTGCCGTACAGGATTGCCCAACGTCACGGTGTCGGGTGCTTCCACCTTTAGGCCGTTCGGCACGCCCTGCACAACCTGCTCCGCCCTCGCTATGGCAAGCTCCATTTCCGCGCGTGTCGCCTCCAGTCTTTCGGCGGCTGTCGCGGCCTGCTGTCCTGCCGTGTTGGCGTAGGTCGTGGCAGTCTTGCTCGCGTCGGTCGCGTCGATGCTCTCAGCTGTGGCCGTCTTTGCCTTTGCTGTGGCCGCGTCTGCGTCTGTAGCCGCCTGCTTTGCCTTTGCGGTGGCCTTGATGGACTCAGCTGTGGCGGCGGTGGCCTTGGCGGTCGCGTCGGTAGCTGCCGTTGTCGCCTTTTTGCTTTCCGCCGTAGCGGAGGCGGCTTCTCCCGTCGCAGCCTTTGCCGCGTCAGTAGCGGTGGCGGCGGCTGTGGTGGCGGCTTTTGCGTTATTTACGGCTGCTTCGTTCTTCCGCTGTGCTGCCTCTATGAACTTCCGAACATTATTGTCCGCACGTTCCGCGGCCTCTGTCGCTGGTTTTTGCAGTACTATGATGTCAGCAGCCGTAAAGTCCTCCCACGTGAACTTGTAGCCTCTTGTGTAGGCTGCCACGCAGTCGCTCTCTACCACGCCCTCCGTGTCGCCCATTTTGTCCACAGCCATATATGAAGGCTTTCGGGATAATACACATTTTGCACACCGTTTTCAAACAGGGCATTATCAAGAGCGAGGTGCAGTTCATGGTGCAGCTCTCCCTCGCCGAGGCCGTGGTCTTTGAATATCACCAGCAACCCGTCACCGTCTGGCACGCAGCCAGTGTACACGCCGTCCTTCCTTGTCGCCTTTACCGAGTGGCTGCCCACCCAGTAGCGCAGTTCAAAGTCCACGTCGGGCAGTGCCACGACCTTGCCCGTACCGTCACGGAAACGCTCACGGATAACAAAGTCGCTTTTGTAGTTGATGTGTCTTGTCTCCATTATGTCAGCCTTATGTTACCGCTGCCGTCCAGCCTCATGCCGCCGTTTGTCAGTCTGATGCGTGGCGGCACTACCGCGATGGTCAGCGTCTTGTAAATACTCGTTTTCACAGTGGCCACCACATTGACCCTGCCCACTCCCTCCTTCAGCGGGACGATGCAGCCGTCTGGTGTCACCTCCAGCACTCCGTCGCCGCCGATGAAAAGCAGCGAACCGATGCCAAAGGCGGGCAGTGCCCTTGCGCCGATGCGAGGGCGTTGCTGGTTGCCAAGCGTCACCTCCTTGGGGCAGTCGTTCACTTCCAGACGTGTGGGGGCTGACACGTTCTGAGTGCTCAGCAGCCCCACGAGGTTGTCAACCAGCGCACGTGTGGCCTCGCTCTTTTGTGTTTCGGCTGCCGCTGCCTTGGCCGCAGCGTCCACACCCGCAAGGCGGTTGTCTATGTCGTTGGTGATTTCCTGCACGTTGGTGTCGAGAAACAATGCCAGAGCGTCACGCACGTTGCCGCACGCCGTGATAAGGTCGGCAAACAGACTGCCCACCATTTCCACAGTCACGCTCTTTGTCACCACAGCGTCGCGTATGTCACGCGCCCGCTTTTCCAGTGCGGAGGTGTCTATCTCCGCCACCTTGTTTTCTGTCAGTTTTACCATTATGCAAATGTATCGTCAAATTGGTTGCAGAATATGCGGACGAGCGTCTGCCCGCTCTCGCTTGTCACGTCCTTGCCCTCACTGAGCTGCTGTTGTACTTTCTTGATGCGGTTCACCTCTATGGTGTCGGCGGCGGTGTCCTTTCTGATATGGGTGCCGCTGTCGAACTGTGAGCCGATGCCTGAGAGCTGCCAGCCCTTTACCTGCGTCGCCTCGTCCACGATGAGCCAGTCGCGCCATGGGCGTGGCGGTATGATGCAGCCACCTATATATCTGGCGGTGGCTTGCAGCAGGGCGTTTGTCTCCTTGGCCGATATGTCGGTCGCTGGCTCTATGCCTTGCGCCGCGTATGTCTTTTGCACCTGAGCGTCCACAGTGTCGGCCAGCTCCCAGTCGAGCGTCTGCCCGTCCTCCAGCCGCGCCGTGATGCTGATGCCGTTGCGCTCTGCCAGCGCGAAGATGCCCTCCACGCCGCCCAGATATTCCACGGCGATGTCCGCGAGGCTCTGCCTGTCCTTTACTGCTATCTGCATGGTGTCTTTATTTTATGTTTACCGTGCCGTCTGCGTCCACCGTTATGCGGGTGATGTCCACGCCTGCGGCCTTTATCATTTTCTTTGTCTCCTGCGGCCAGAACACGTCACGCTGCCCGCCCAGCATCTGACGCACCGCCGCACCTATAAGAGGGCGTTCCTTGAACTCGCCGCGCTGTGCCAGCAGCACCGCCTCGATGGTCTGAGCGTCGCAGTCGGTAACTACTGCCGACTTTCGCTCCACAAGCAGGTCGCCCGTCTCTATGTCTGTTTGCAGTCCTTTCATTGCTTCACCTTTTCATTCTCGTAGTCACCGCGCTTGCTCTCAGTAAGTCGGCTTCCTGCCCAGCTTGCCACGCCAGCCTTCAGCTTCGCGCCGCCGTCCTGCGGTACGGGTGTCCAGCTCGTGAAAGCCTGTTTGAGCTTGTTTATGTCCTTTTCTATAAGGTTCAGCCGCGTGGTGATGTCTTCCACCTTTACCATGCCGCCGAGCTTTCCGCCGTTCATGGTCACTCCGTTCTCGTCCACCACCACGCTGGCGGTGTCCGTGTCCTTGATAACCACCTGCACCTCCTCGATGTCGTCGCACAGTATCACCATGCCCGCCGCACCGTCGGCCACATAGCCCACCATTACAAAGCTGTCCTTGCGTGGTATCTGTACCACACCCACCGTACTGCCTTGGTTGGCTTGCAGGTTCACACCCAGCAGCGGCGCGTCCTCATTGAGCGGCTGCACGTCCACAGTGCGGGCTTCCTTGTCAACTGCCGTAACGGTGCCGACCGTGAAGCCTGTGCCGTTTCCGCCTTGGCTCGCTATCTGCTTAATCATTGTCGCGATATTCATGCTTTTACTCCGCTACTCTCTGCCCTAACGTTATTTCTTGCCGATAACCGCCAGAGCCGTATTTAATGACATTCTTTTTTACTTGGTATATACCCATTGGCGTGCCGTCTATCTTGATGCCCACCGTGTCGAGTTTGTCTGCCAGCTTGTAGCCGAATGTCGTCAGGCTGCCCTTGAGGCCGTCGCGTTTCAGGCGTTTAATCTCCTGCTCCGCCCATGCCTTTAGCTGGCTTTCGGTCTTGTTGTAGGTGGTGAGCGTGCGGCGTTCTCCGTCTGCGTCGCCTACCTCCACTTTTATTTTCTTGTTGTCTGGCATGATGCTCACGGCTTTCACGTTCAGCCGCATGGTGTCGGCTTTCTGCTGTTCGAGGCTCTGGTCGTTTATGATGTTCACGCCTGTGGCGAACACCTGCGTGGCGTTTGTACCATGGTCGAAAATTACACCAGCGTAAAGTACAGGCTTCCCGTCCTCATAGCGGAAGAATGAGCGGATGCCGCTTTCTTGCAGTTTGCCCAGCAGACTGGCCACAGTGTCGGATGTCACACGGTATGCGCCTAAAGTCTGCTCGCCCATGACCTTGATGTCGGCAAGCCCCTGGTCTTTCAGCAGCTGTTCCACGGTCACGCTCTTGTATGCCTTTTTGACGGCTGGCATTTGTTTTAGCCTGAACATTTCATCCTCGCAGTCAAGCACCACGGGCGTTTTGAACCCTACCTCCTTTATATAGCCGATAAAGGCCAGTTCATTGCTGTCGTCGTAGCCGAGCCACACCTTTACAGCGTCGCCGCGTTTTACGGGGATTTCCGTCTCACCGTCCCACTTTAGTTTTTTGGGCAGGGTGATTTTGCAGAGGTCGGTCAGCTTTTCCGTGTCACGGGTGATTTCCACCTCCGTGACAAAATCGAGCTGCCATGTCTTTGCACCCGTTATCTCTATTTTTGCCGTCAGTCTGTACATGGTTCAAATACCGTTTAATGGGTTGTTAAATGCCGTTTAACCGTTTATTTATATTCGGTGCTGTACACGTTATAGTCTCCGTCCGAAAGCAGGGACAATTCTATGGGCTGGTAGTTGCTTTCCGTCGCCTGTGTTACTGAAAAGTTCTGCACCACCACTTTGCTGATGTCGAAAAGTTCCAGAAACTCTGAATGTACATATATGGTTTCTTTCACGTCGAAGAACTGCCGCAGCTGCGTGATGCCGTCGGATGGGTATTCGTCCACGATTTTGCCGTCTCTGAGTGCCTGCACGCCCACTATGAGGTTGATGCCATAGTCGCCGTCGTTGATATATTCCTTTACCGTGCCGTCCATACCCACCAGCGGCGTGGTAACGATGTTCTTGCGCTTGGATATGGCGGCTATCGCGTCGTTGATGGTCAGTTCTTCGCCGCTCTCTTTCCTGAATGTGAGTTCACAAAGCGCGTAGCGGTCAGCCCAGAAACTCTTGTCTGTGTAGGGGCTTGCCACCTCTGCTGCTTCTATGTTACCGCCTGCACCGTCCCAGTTAGGCGATGCGGTTGTGCGCGATGGCTTGAAGCGGTAGAGGTAGCCTTTTAGCTGTGTTGCGGCGGATGCGGCCACAAATTTGAAACTGATTGGTAACATTTGCTTTTACTCCATTGCTAAGTTCGTATCGTTGAGGGCAGAAAGCAGGGCTTGCGCCACAACGTCCTTCACTCGTTCCGCGCTTTCTTGCAGGTTCGCGGTGTGTATCTCCAGACGCTCCACGAGTTTGTCCACATGGATGCTCACATTCTTTATCTTGCCGCCGCTGTCGCTGCTGCCGCCCGTCTTCTTGCTGGCAGTCGCGCCTGCCGTGCCACTTGTCACGTCTGGTACGGTCGGGGTGGGTACTTCGGGAATGGTCACGCCTGCTGTGGCTGCCGACTTGCCCTGTTTTTTGGTGCTCTTCTTTGCATTGCTTTTCTCGCCAGCTTTCATTTCTGCGGTGTATGCGTCGTTGAAAGCCTTGCCCACTTCCTTGCCGTAGTCGCCGTATGCGCCTTTCAGTTTGTTCAGTGCTGCCGTGATGCCGCCAGCGTCGAGCTTGAAGGCTGCCTTTATAAGGTCGCCTATCGCCCCGAAAGTCTGCTTGGCCAGATTGCCGATACCTGAGAAAACGGCTTTGAAAGCCGCCCACAGTCCCTTCAGTACCGCACGGAACTTCACCGAGGTATTCCAGAAATAAACGCCCACGGCGATGAGCGCGGCGATGGCCGCAGCTATCCAGCCTATTATCGGGATGTTCATTATGGCAATACTCACAGCCCTGCACGCAGAGACTGCCGAGAGCTTGAACGCGCCGAAGCTCACCGAGGCGATGCCTGCAAAGGTGGCGGACGCACCGCCTGTGGTGATAAGAGAAAGCAGGAACGCACCCAATGCCTTGATGCCCGACCAGATGCCTGCCGTAGAGAAACGGAGCAGGGCTATGGTGCAGCGGCCTATGTTCCCGATGAAGCCCAAAGATATGCCGTTGGCCAAAGCCGTGCGGCTGCCCATAAGCGTGATGCTTATTGCTGCCGTGCGTGCCATGGTGGCGACGCGACCGAGAGCTGCGGCATAGTTTAGGCTCATGGCAAGCCTTACGCCTTTATATATACCAATAAAAACAGGTGTAAGCTGTGATAATGGCGCGGCTGCACTTGCCGCAACCCCAACCCATGCAAAGACACCGCCTGTAAGCTGTGTAAAGCTGATTTTTATGTCCTCTATCTGCTGGCGGAAACGGGCACGTTTCTCTGCGGTACTCTCCATAACGGTGGCGGCCTGCTCCTCTGCGCTGTTTGTGCCCGTTACGGCTTCGGTAAACTGTCCCAGCTGCTCAGTACCCTGCACGAGGGCGCGCGCCGCGTTGGCGTTCTCCATGCCGAACAGCTTGCTGAACAGTGCCGAGTCGTTAAGCACTGGCTTCAACAGTTCGAGCCGCTCTTTCAGGCTCTTGCTCTTGTCACCTAAAGCCAGTACGTCGATGCCTGCCCGTTCCAGTTCCTCGCGTGTGTCCTTGGGCAGGAAGCGGCCTTGTGAGAGTATAGAGAGGGTGTTGCGCAAAGCCACACCGCCCTCGCTGCCTTTCTTGCCTGCCTTGTCGAGCACCTGAATGGCTGCGTTCGTTTCTTCAAAGCTCACGTTTGCTGCCTTTGATGCCATACCGCATTGTTCCAGCGCAGCCTTGATGGCTGGAAGCTCCGCACTGCCCGCCTGTCCTGCCGCTGCCATGACATTCATCATTTCCGCCATTTTTCGGCTCGCCTCCATAGGGTCGGCGAGGCTCACACCGTACTGGTTCATGGCTGTGGTCAACACTTCGGCGGCTGCCGTTCCGTCATTGCCCATTAACTTGCTGGTCGTCTGGATAGCGTCGCCCATGGCTTTGAGTGCTGCGGGGCATTTGCCAAGTTCAGGCGAGAGTTGGGAAAGAATTAGTTTGTAGCCTTGTACAGCTACGCTTGCATCCGTACCGAAAGCCTTTGCCGAGCTTCTTGCGTACCCCTCTATGGTTTTCAGTCCCTCGCCAGTCACGCCTGCCACTGCCGAAAGGTCGTGCATCTGGCTGTCGAGAGTTACCGCACCAGACCCGATGTCCTTTAATACGCCCGAAACGTTTTGCAAATAGTCAGAAGCCAAATTGAGCTTTGCAAGTCTGCCAACCCATTTCTCGCATACCTCGCAAACGCCTTCCGCTTTCTTTGTGAAAGTTTCGGCATTTTGCGACATTTGGCTTATGTTCTGCGAAAAATTGCCGCTTATGTTAAAATTATAGACAAACTGTTGCATATCTCATTTTATTTTCTTACATTTGCTGCATAGTAAAACATAACACTATGGTAGAAGCAATTTTTTTATTTTTGGCTAAGGTGGTAACAGTGATTATTTGCGCTGGTTTCCTTGTTTTGCCGTTATATCTCATTGCCACTTTGTTTTACGCAATTTACAAGGACTGTCGTTGCCCGAATAAAGCCAAAAGCACGCGCGATAAAATCTCAGCGTGATTTTTCATCCTCATTTCTTCCAACCACAAAGCCTCTGCGTACCATTGTGCGAAGTCGTCGCCGCTCCCTGCCGTCGGGTCGATGTGCAGATTTGAGCGAATGAGCGCACAGGCTTTTATAAACCCGTCCTTGTCTTCCTCTCCCTCTGGCACGTCAACCCTCAGCAGGTGCGACGTTATACGTTTTTTAGGCTGGCGGCTGCTCCCATCAGCACGGTGTTGAGCTGTGCCATGGTAGGCACGAACAGAACAGGGTCGGTGCGCATGAACTCGCTACCGCCGAGCCAGCATCCCTCAAAGAGGATTATGCCAGACTTTACCTCGTCTGTCTTCGCCACCTTGGTACTGGCGGCCATTACCTCCATGCTTGGGCGTTTGAAATAGCCGATATGCTTTTCGCCGTCGTCTTCCACCTCGATGCGTGCGACCTTGCGGTGCTGACCTTTCCAGCGTTTTACCTGCTCCTCAGTAACGCCGCCGTCAAATACCTGTATTTCTGTTTTCTTTTCTGCCATAGTCTTAATGGTGCTTAATCTGTTGTTTAATACTGTTTAATCGTTTATTACTTGTTATGCCAGTCGATATGCGACATAACGATGTCGAGGTCAACCGTCTTGCCAGTGTCGCCCTCTGACCAGCCGCGCCCGTTCTTCTTGAAAAGGCAGTTGCGCAGCTTGTCTATAACGGGCAGACCTTGTGCAGGCAGATAGCTCACCGTAATGTTAAAGGGGGCGATGTCCTGCAACCTGCCGCTTGGGGCTTGTCGCTGTATGGCCACGACCTCCTCGTGGTAGAGCGTTATTTTTCCCGTGCAGGTGATACGTCCCTTGCTGTAGCCCACGGGGTAACGGCCTGCACCATATTTCTGGTCGACCTGCTGCTCGTCGTTGTACTCCACGCCTGTAATGCCCGTAATTGGCACGCCTGCGATTGTCACCACGATGTCAGCCCAGCCCACCAACTCGCCGTTTACATACGGAATACCGTTCTGTATCTGTATTTTCATTATTCAAGTGATTTCACAAAACCGATTTTTACTTTGAACTTTCTCACCACACCCACAGGCACGTTCTTGATAGTCACCTCGATGGTGCTTGTGCTCAGCACGTCCTGCTCCGCGTCTATCTCTGCTTTGTAGCCGCTCAGCTCGCCTGCCTTTTCCATTTCCTCCAGCGGTATGTTGGCCGTTGTCTCAAGGTGGCTTACGGTGTAGCTTTGCAGCTTGCCCGTGTCAGGGTCGATATACACGTTGCCGCCCAGTTCGGGGGTCAGGTAGGTGCGGATGCCGCGCACGGCCTTGTCCATGGTGCGCACGCTTTCGATGGCGGCATAGTCGCTGGTGGGGCTGTCCATGGTGTGACTGTCATTCCAGTAACTGCCAGCCACGCCCACCACGTTGTTAAGGAACAGATAGCGGTTTGTGTCAAGCTTCTCCAGCTCGCCCTTGTCTATGGTGCGTACCAGCGTGCCGTCTCCGAGTGCTGGCATACTGATACCAGACGGGAAGTTCTTGACCCATGCGATACACTGGTGTACGGCTGCCTTCGAGAGTGTGCCGAGTGCCACGCCGATGGCCGACACGGTGGCCTTGGTCTTGTTGTCCTTGCTCTTGTAGAGTTCCGCACCCGTGCCGCTGCCTGCCTGAGCAATAACCACGCTTACACGCGGGTTGTTTGTTGCGAGGTTGCTTGGCAGGTTCTTGTAGTTGCTCACCAGTGGCGCGTAAAGCGTCGAGAGCGGTGCATTCTCCGTATCGAGACTGTCGGCCACAGTCTCCAGCTTCACGATATTGTCAGCTGTCGGTGCGGTGTCACCGTTCCAGATGGCCATTTGTCGGATGGCTCCCTCCGCATAGTTCTGCACCGTTTTCAGCTCCTGAAATGTCATGCTCTCTGGTTTTGAGAACAGACCCACGTAAAGCGTGATGCTTGGATTTATGCGGAACACCTCTTCGAGCTGGTAGTGCAGCATCTTCACGCTCCATGCCGTTGCGTCTGCTGTAATGCCCAGTTCTTCGGCCTTGTCTATGGTGCTGACGGCTTGCACTGGCTCCGTCTTGAAAGCGGCGGGAATGTCGGCTTCCAGTAGATAGGCCACAAATCCGCTCACATGGTCTTGGCCGTTTTGTGACTTCGGCACGTTGCCATTCTGGCGCACGATTGTTAAACTTGTTGCCATTGTTATTTACTTTTGTTTCGTTTATATTTGATGATGCCCACGGCTGCGCCTGTGACAAGCAGGACGCACAGTAGCCCGCATTTCCATGAAGTGAATATCGTGTGTGCGGGCTTTACTGTCTCTTTTGTCTTGCTGTCGCTTGTGGTGGCCTTGGTGCCCTTGTCAGTGGTCTGCCGTTCCACTTCGGTATCGGTGCGCTGCTGGCTTTGTTCCGCAGTGCTGTCCTTGCTCTGCACGTTCTTTCGGTGCTTTACCTTGGCTTTCACGGGTGGCAGTCCTGTCTGGCTGTCGGGCGGTTGCGATGTGTCGAAAATTATAACGTCCGTTTCGCTCTGGCTGTTCTGCTCGTGCAGGGTGGTAAGCCTCTTGCTTATCTCCACCCTCACCATGCTGTCGAGCCGCTGCTGGTAGTCGTTATTTTCCTGCGTTGTCGCTCTCTGTTCCGTTGTCGCGCTCTTCGAGCTTTTGCAGCTGGCGAGAAACGGGGCAGTTATCAGCATGAGCGCAAGAAGGGATTTTCTCAACCGCTTTTCTGAACTTGTCAACGTCACGGCGTAAACTGTTTATTTCTTTTTTAAGCGGCGTTACAATACCCTCGACCAAAATGTCGTTTGCCTTGCGCACGTTCTCCAGTTCACTGTCTTTCACGCCAGCGAGTTTTTTCTGTACCTCCGCCCGCAGGCTGTCGATTTCCGTCTTGTACTTCTGGCTTTGCAGCTTTGCGCCGAGCCATGCGCCCAGCGGTGCGCTAATGGTTGCCGTCAGTGAAGACACGATGAGGGTTATTATTTCGCTGCTCATTCATTTTTATTGTTTTATTCCTATCTCTTTGAGCCATGCTGCCACGTCGAATGACGGGCACGCCTTGCCCTTGTTTAGTTGATGGTGTCCGACGATCAATACTTCGGGGTGCTTCTCGTGGAAGTCCAGGACATAACGCTTCAAGGCCGCTTTCTGTGCCTCTGTGCGGGTGTCCTGCGGGGTCTTGCCGTCGGCTGCACAGCCTCCAGCATACACAATGTGTCGGCTTACCGAGTTGAAGCCTGCCGCCCCGTTGGTTATCTCCCAGCTGTCCACCCACTCGTCCTCGTTGTTGGCCACGAGCCGCTCCACACTGCCGTCCAAATGGAAAAGGTCGGTATATCCTACCTGTTTCCACCCGCGACCCACAGGCGGCGGCGAGGTGTGCCAGCGGCGTATTTCCGCCGCCGTCACCTCACGGCCTGCCTTTGTGGCTGTGCAGTGAATGACTAAATACTTCTGTTTCTGTGCCATTCAGTTAGCGGGGATATTTTATTAGGAAGCCTTCGCGCTCACGATGGCTGCACGGGTGCAGTTACTTTTAAGCGGCAAAGCCAAATTCCACTTTCTGAAGTTTACGAGGCTGCGATGATGCAACGGGTCGTTCACAGCGTCTTGATGGTAGAACTGCACCGAGCCGTTCGCCTTCATCATGCTGCCAGCATGGAACGCAACCGAAGCCTGCATATCTGTTGCAGCCGGTGCCTTGTCAAACTGAATTTTGTTCAGCGTGGTGGCGTTGAAATATGGGGTCTTGCCATACTCGTAGATGTCGAAGCCATAAAGGCGCGTTATCTTGCCCTCTGTGTCGTTTATGTTGTAATGCTCCGCGTAGTTCTTCGATGTAAGCAAAAGGTCGTTGCTGTGGTCAGGACAAAGAACCAAAATACGCCCATCCTGAGGAACGCCCATTTTGTCAAACTGAGCCTTCAGGGCTACGAGGTCATCCACAACCATGCGATTGCGGCCGTCCACCGCTTCGCCAGTGGTAGTAAGCACAGGGGTCTTGTCTGCCTTGTTGCCGTCAGGCGCATAGGCGTGAATGGCTTTAGCCCATGTCTTCTCTTTCAATGCTTCGCGGTGGCGTTCCAGCACGCTCTCCATTTTGGGGTAACTTACAGCATGAAGCTCGTCGTCGGTCACGGGTGTAGCCTCAGTGTCGAAGTAGTCGAGGGTTACGGCTTTGTCCGCGTCCTCCAGCTTTGTAATATTGAGAGGATAAGTCTTGTTATTCACCAACACATTAGGGTCACCACCCAACTCAGTGAAATGGATAACGTCTTGGTTCACATACTGGTCGTATGAGCGTACACGGTCATACCAGCCTACCGCTGTGGGTGGCGTGCGGAATGCCTTAATCATTTCGCCTGTCCACACCTCTGTAAGCACGCCAGCGCGTGCCACGTTCTTGGGAAGATGGGGAAGCAGGAAAATAGCCACAAGGTTGGCTACCACTGCGCCCTTCCATGCCGAGAAGCCGAATATTGCGGCGATGGCCGCACCTACGGCTGCATTAACCAGTAAGGCCACCAACACGGTGGTTGCTACTGTAAGGAATTGTAATGTTTTGAACTTCATTTGCTTGTTTATTTGCTGTTTAATATGGTGTTTAATGCTGTTTACTGCACCTTTCAGTCTTCCAGTTTCGGGCAGTCGATGCCGTACTCTGCCTTGTAAAGGCGCATATACTCGTTTGGGTTGTCCTTGCGCAGCTTGCTCACTTTGTCGGCTGGCACCTCCGAGAGCTTGGCAAAGGTCGCCTGCTCAGGCTGGCCTTGTGGCGCGTCCTTGGTGGTGTCTATCACGTCGGTAGGCTTGCGCGCGGGCTGCATAAGCTCAAGCGTCTGGCGTAGAGCGTCCGCGCCTGATGTCTTGCCCAGATTGATAAAGAACTCCTTGCGGTCGGCTGTAATGCGTCTTTCGGTAATTGCCGCGTCCACCTGTGCCGTGATGGCGGCGAGGGTGAGCGTTTCCGCATTGTCGGCCTTTGACTTCAACGCCGTAACAGCGGCGTGTACCTGCTCCTCCGTTGCGGTCTCAGCCAAGCCGAGGAGCAAAAATGTTTCTTTCTTCATGTTTTTACTGTTTGTATTTTCGTTTGACTGTGCCGCAGCCTCTGGCCTTGGCGTTTCTTCTGGCTTTGAGAGCTTCACCAGCGGCAAAAGGTCGCAGTCCTGACCAGCCGCCAGTTCCAGCAGTTTGCCGCCGCCGTAGAGTTTCAGGGCTTCATCGTTTGCGCCTATGTCCACGATGCTGACCTCCACAAGTTTTGAGGCGGTGGCGGTGGCGCGTGTCTGACCTTGCACGAGCATGGACGGGTCGGTGCTGTACTCCAGTATTTCGATGCCTGCCGAACACATGTTCAGATAGCCGTCCTCCCATTTTGTCGCTATTTTCTTGGCGAACTCGTCTTTTTCGTCAAATTTCGGTGTGCCTATCAGGCGGTCGCCGTCCACACGCAGGTTTTCCATTCTGCCGATGGGCATGTTGTCACCGCCGCGGCGGTGCATCCACAGCAGAACGGGGTTCCTGCAATATTGCGAGGTGTCCAGCCCTGCCGTCATTACACGGCTGCCGTAGCTGTTCAGCCCGCTGGTGCTTATTACTACTTCTTTTGGCATTGTATATTTGTTTTGCTTTGTTCTACTTAAATAAGGCGGCGGACTTCACAGCTGGCCGTCTTTGAAATTCGTACTCCTGAAAAAAATCAATCCAATAACCTTAAAAATCTACTATATGACAAAAACTAATCCTATGTGTTGCGGTGGCAGGACTCGAACCTGCAACCTTTGGGGAATGAACCCAACGAGCTGCCATTGCTCTACACCGCGATGTAACACGCTGGCAAAAGTCGCAAAATCCGTCCGCCGCCACAAAAAGAGTGTCGAAGTTTGACACTCTTTTTTCATTTCAGCCCGAAAATGGGGACTTTTGCATTCGTATTACGCCGATAACCACCTCTTTGGCGGTGTGTCGGCGTTTCGTTTTATGTATCACGCTAAAAGCAATAAACTTATGAATGAGCACAAAGAAAGAACTTGAGGACAAGAAGGACTACGCCCGACTCCTCTACATGCAGGGCGAACAGCAGAAGACCATTGCCGAAAAGGCGGGGGTCTCGCCTCAGACCGTCACAAAGTGGGTAAATACTGGCAACTGGTCAGAACAACGCGCCGCGCAGAATATCACACGCCCCGAACTTGTTAATAAGCTGCTGCGCACGGTCGACAAAATGATAGAGGCGGTAAATACCAGCGAAGACCCAGACGCGGCCAACGGCTTGGGCGACAAGCTGGCAAAGTTCGCCGCTACAATAGAAAAGCTCGACAAGCACACCAGCATCGTGGATGTTATCGAGGTGTTTATGGCTTTCGGTAAATGGCTGCAATATCAGGCGCAGTTCGACGAGGACATTACGCCCGAACTGTTGAAGACCATAAACAAGTACCACAACCAATATATAAACTACCTCATGCAGAACAAACTAATTAAGTAGCCATGCCAAATTACGACAAACTTACGCCGAAAGAGGCGTTACAGCAGTGGAAGGCGCATTGCGAGACAGTGCAGGAAGCCACCACCGTGGATGCACACGAGACGGACGCGCAGAAGAAACAGCGCATTAAACGCCTGCTTTCAGATTATGGCGCGTTTGTCGACTATTACTTCCCACACTACACCACCAACCCGCAGACGGGCAGACAAACACCCTGCGCCCCGTTCCACCTCAAAGCGGCAAAGCAAATTATTTCAGACCGAAATGTAAAGGCGGTTTTCAAATGGCATAGAGGCGCGGCAAAATCCACGCATTTGGACATTTTCATCCCTATGTGGCTAAAGGCGCAGATTTACGGCGGTGCAGAGCTTCGCCAGTTTTGGGTCATGGTCTTGGTGGGAAAGTCTCAGGACAACGCAAATACGCTGCTGGCCGACTTGCAGGCGGAATTACAATACAACAAACGGTATGCCGCCGACTTCGGCGAACAGTATAACAACGGCACATGGGAGGAGGGTTCTTTCGTCACAAAAGACGGTACGGCCTTTTTCGCCCGTGGTCGTGGACAGTCGCCCCGTGGTCTTCGTTATCGTTCCCACCGTCCTGACTACATTGTCATTGACGACTTGGACGATGACGAGCTTTGCGAAAATCCTGCCCGTGTGTCACGCCTCACCGATTGGGTCAAGGAGGCTCTTTTCGGTGCTCTGGATGGTGGCCGTGGCCGCTTCATCATGGTTGGCAACCTCATAGCAAAGAACTCCGTACTGGCTAACATTTGCGCCATTAAGTCCGTAAAGGTTTCGCAGGTCGATATTCTGGACAGGGAGGGGCACGTGTCATGGGCGGCGAAGTGGACACGCGAAGAGGTGCAGGCCATTGAGGATTTCGAGGGCTACCGCTCCTTTCAGAAAGAGTACATGAACAACCCGATTGTCGAGGGTGCCGTCTTCCGTCAGGACTGGATAAAGTGGGCAAAGCGGCCAGCGTGGCGCGACTTCACGGAAATTGTGCTGTATATCGACCCCTCGTGGAAGTCAAGCACAAAAAACGACTACAAAGCCGCAAAGCTGTGGGCTAAGGACAAAGCGACACGCCTCTGGCACTTGCGGGCTTTCGTGCGTCAGGCCACCATTGCCGAAATGGTACGTTGGTGCTATGACCTCTACGAGTGGGCGCAGCAGACAGGCATTGCCGTAAAGTTCTATATGGAAGCCAACTTCATGCAGGATAACATCTTGCAGGACTTCGCCAGCGAGGGGGTACTGCGCGGCTTTCAGCTGCCCATTATTCCAGACAAGCGAAAGAAGCCCGACAAGTTCCAGCGTATCGAGAGCGTCGCCCCTCTGTGGGAGCGTGGCTTTGTCTTTTACGACGAGAGCCAAAAGGACGACCCCGACATGGTGCGTGCCGTTGATTTCACGCTGGCCTTTCAGAAAGGTATGCGCGGCCACGATGATGCGCCCGACGCAGACGAGGGAGCTATCTATCTGCTGCAAAAACATTCAAGCATTTCAAGTTTCACGCCGTCTTTCGGCAAACGTCGGTCGGCTAAAAATATAACATGGTAATGAATAAAGTAAAGCATTTTATCCGCGCCGTGGTCTTTGACCTCCGCGCACGTCGAGCCATTCGTAAGGCTCAGCGCAGTGCAAACCTGCACCGCCGCAAATTCTTGGTGCTTGTATGGAACGGACGTCCGCGTGTCGTTTCCATGCAGGGTGTTAAAAAGCTGATACGTCAGCACCGTTTTTCAAAGGGTTTCACCGCAGAGACGGCACGAAAGGTTGCCATGTTCGAGGCTGTGCCGCAGCCATTGGACAAGTGCCGCCGCTGTTCTTTTTCTTTCCGTAAGCGCAATGTTTCTAAACGATGATGATTACAAGGCGGTGTGCGATGATTTCGAGTTTGAGACGTTGCAGGCCAACACCGACCTCAGACTGACCGCCGAGCGTGCGGCACAGGAACAGATAAGCAGCTACACGCGCCACCGTTACGATATGGCGCGGGCGTTCCGTCAGACTGGTGCAGACCGCAACCCGCAGCTGGTGCAGTGCTGTGTCAATATAGCCCTGTGGCTAATGGTTCACCGCCTGCCGCAGAATATGGGCATAGAGCGGCGCGAAAGCCTGTATAACGAGAGTATAAAGTGGCTGCGTGACGTGCAAGCGTCGAAAGCCTCGCCCGACTTCCCTACCTATATGGGCATTGACGGCGACACAGACGCTAACAATCCCGTAAAATGGGGAAGCCAGAAGAAGACGCGTCCTACTTGGTAAACAGATTAAACGCCGTTTAATGGGCTTTCAAAGGCTCATTAAACGGCGTTGAACACTTTATTTAACAGCATTAAAGCAATGGATTTTTTAAGCAGAATTAAAACGGCCTATGCCGCCGTAACGGGCGAGCAGATATATTCACGCTACGACATGCAGCGGCTCGCAAAGTTTGCACGTTCAAAGCAGGGCTTGCGCCTTACTGCGCAGCTCTTGCAGCAGACCGACACGCTCACGAAAAAGGATGTGGGCATGTGGAGGCAGGCATGGCAGATGGCCATAAATGTAGATAACCCGCAGCGCGCCCTGCTCTACGACATTTACACGGACAACCTCATTGACCTGCACCTACAGGGCTGTATCTCGCAGCGTGTGGGAATGGTCAAGCGCAACAAGTACCGACTTGTGGGAAAAGACGGCAAAGAAGACGAAAAGGCCACCGACCTGCTCCGCAAGGAATGGTTCGACGACTATTGTACGCACGTCCTCTTTTCACGCTATTGGGGACACTCGCTTATACAGTTCGGCGATGTGGTCAAGACTTCCGACGGCATGAAGTTCGACGGTGTGGAACTTGTGCCGCGCAAACACGTATGCCCTGAGCATGGCGTGCTGCTCAAAACAGTAGGCGAAGACTGGCACTGTGGCATTCCATACCGAGAGGGCGAGTTCTCACAGTGGTGTCTGGAAGCTGGCGGCAAAACCGACCTTGGTCTCCTCCTTTCATGCTCGCCCCAGTGTATCAGCAAACGCAATATGCTTGGCTTTTGGGACATGTTCGGCGAAATATTCGGTGCGCCCATGCGTATAGCCAAAGCCACTACGACCGACGACAAAGAACGTGCGAAAATCGAGAACGCGCTGGAAAACATGGGGTCTGCCTTTTGGGGACTGTTCCCAGACGGCACGGATATAGAGATAAAGGAAACAAGCCGCGGCGATGCCTACAACGTCTTCGACCGACGCATTGACCGCTGTAACTCCGAAATGTCAAAGGGTATCCTCAACCAGACTATGACCATAGACAGTGGCAGTAGCCTTTCTCAGTCTGAAACTCACCTCGAAGTCTTCGAGAATGTGGTGGAAGACGACAAGACCATGCTGGCATACAACATTAACGACAAGCTGATGCCGTTCATGCTCATGCATGGTTTCCCCGTGGGCGGCTTACGCTTTGAGTGGGACGATGCAGCCAGTTTCTCGCCTGCCGAGCAAAGGGAAATAGAACGCCTCCTGCTGGAATACTACGAGATAGACCCGCAGTATTTCATCGACAAATACAATGTGGGTATCACGGGCGTGCGTCAGGCAAAGACGCAGCCAGACAGTTTTTTCAGATAAGCCCCGCGCAGGCCGCAGACCTGCGCAGCTCTTACGGGGCGTTTCACTCTGCACTGCTCCAGCTCTACGAGGACGATGCCCTCACGCTGGCACACGGCGAGGGCGGCGAGGCTCCCGTGTTCGATGCGGCTCTTTTCGACGATGCCGCACAAATGGTATATGACGCTGGCGGCTTTGATGTCTCGCAGCTCACCGACCCACGCGCCCGAAAGGTCATTGACGAGACGACGCGGATAATTAACCGTGCCGTCGATGCTGCCGTGCCGCATGAAGTCCCCGAAACGCTGCGCTATGCGCTTGAAAACAACGGTTTCATCTTCTCTGGCTTGAAGACTTTCCACGCCCTCCGCGAGGTTGGGCTTTCCATGCTCGACGACCAGGGGAACGTGAAGCCTTTCGACGACTTCCGTAAAGACGTGCAGCAGATTAACAAGAACTATAATGTGAACTGGCTTAATGCTGAGTATAAGCACGCCCTTGGCTCTTCACTCATGGCAGTTAAGTGGAACGACCTGAAACAGGACACCGACCGCTATTTCCTCCAGTACCGCACGGCGCAGGACTCCCGTGTACGTCCAGACCATGCGGCTCTCGACGGCATTACGCTCCCTGCCGACGACCCGTTCTGGTCTAAATACTACCCGCCTAACGGTTGGGGCTGCCGTTGTCAGGCGGTGCAGGTGCGCCGCTCCAAATACCAGTCTTCCGACCCGAAAGAGGCCATGAAGTTAGGCGACGAGGCCACGGAAACACTCAAACAACAGATGTTCCGCTACAATGCTGGTACTGAAATGGCACTCTTTCCACCCAAGCACCCTTATTATAAGGCACCAGCAAAGGCAAAGAAAGTCATTAAGCAAATGAGCGAGGAAGAGCAAAAGGCCAAACGTGTGGCGGAACTTCGCGCACAGCTGCCTGATAACTTGACGGATGCAGAAAAAGATGCAAAGGCTCTGAATAACTACGAAATGGCCGAAGATTTGGGCGTAAAGTTGGGAAAGCCTATGCCTGTGGAAAAAGCCGACCAGCAGAGCGCAAATCCAAAACACGTCGAAAAGTTCCTGCCAGACCCAAAGGGCAATTATTACGACCGAAAAACTGGCGAGCGTTTTATACTAAACCCTAAATATAAGCCCTCAGATGAACAATATAGCATAAACTGCGCCACTTGTGCGCCTACTTATGCACTTCGACTTATGGGCTTTGACTTAAAGGCTAAAGGCAGGGTTGACGGCTCAGGTTCTCTTAACGACCAAGTGGCATATAACAAAAGCTTTGAAATGTGGAAAAATGCCGATGGTTCAGAGGCAGTGCCTACTCTTACGCTTGACTGGATGAATAACAAAAAATATAAAACAATGACAGAAAAGCGTTATAGGGAATATTTCGACGAGTGTTGCAAGGAAGAGGGAGTGTATGTTCTTACTATAGGATGGCGAGGCGGTGGCGGTCACGCCACCATTTTGCAGCGTTTTGCCGATGGCACGCTGGCATATATTGAGCCGCAGGCTTATGATGCCAAACAGGGGGCAAGAAGAAGTATAGACGAACTTTGCAAAAAAGGTGCTACAAAACCGTATTACAAACGAGGAATACTGAGAGTCGACAACAAAATATTCGATAAAAAATACCTGTCACTCTTTGACAAATAGGTCGATAATGTCCAAAGCTCTGAAGTCGTTAAAGGTCATAACAACCCCGTCAGCGTATTGGTAAACAAACGGAAAGCCTGTGTTGGCATCTTCGGGAAAATCAAATTTATAATATTCCGCACCGTTTTCTGTACCCAAATAGCTGATGTGTTCGCCGTATATCTTACTAAGATAAGCGGCCTCCTGTTTAACTGCTTGTGGTATTATATGCTTCATGCCACAAAGATACGTTCTTTTACTCATAGTTCAATAAGTTATTAACAATAA